TAATAAATAATTTTCCGCAACTGGAAAGTCATATGGCAAATAGATATTATAAGGTTATTGCTAATAATGACGAAATTGGTCAAGACGAGCTTCACAATCCTGTTGGTAAATCAGATATTTCTTTTGTACCTGTTATTTCAGGTTCGGGGGGTAATTTCGGAAAGGTGTTACTTGGAGTGGCCTTGATCGGTTTGTCATTTACGCCGATGGGCGCGGGGCTTTTCGCGGGCGGCTCTGGCGCGGGATTGGCTGGCGGAGGTGGTTTGATGGGTGCAACAGGTTTATATGCGGCAGGGGCTTATGGTTCGGCGGCTCTCGGTCTAATTGGTGCAAGTTTGGTTCTAAGTGGCGTAAGTGAAATGTTATTCCCAATGCCAAAACAACCTGAATTTTCAAGTGAACAAGACCCAAGAATCTCATTTAGTTTTTCAGGAACGCAACAGACTAGCAGGGCTGGAACGCCTGTTCCTATTGTTTACGGTGAGATTTTTACAGGTTCAGTTGTTATTTCTGGCGGTATTGATACGGAGCAAGTTCAAGCATGACTGATAAAAGAAAAATTATTCGCGGTTCAGGCGGTGGAGGTTCACCCCCGCCCCCAAGACAACCGACAAGAACCCCTGATACGCTTCATAGTAAACAGTTTGCAACTTTCCTTGATCTTATATCGGAAGGAGAAATTGAAGGTTCTGCAACCGCTTCAAAGGAAGGTATAACAGACCGCACTTCAACGGCATATACAAATGCTTATTTAAAAGACGTTTTTTTAAATGATACCCCTATTTTAAAAGCATCTGCAAATTCATCAAATCCACAGGATGTTGATTTTAATTTTCAAAACGTAAGTTTTACGCCGCGTTTTGGAACTGCAAACCAAGAAAAAGTAAGTGGGATTGAAAGTTCTTCTTCAATCACGCCTGTCGGTGTAACAGTTACAGCTTCAGCGCCAGTTACACGACAGATTACGAATACAAATGTTGATCGGATTAAAGTAACTGTCAGTTTTCCGCAGATACAAAAAGCAACAACAGAAGGCGATCTTCTTGGTTCAACTGTTGAATTAAAAATTGCTGTTCAATATAATTCAGGCGGTTTTACAGATGTCATTACAGATACAATTACAGGTCGAACCGCTGACGCATATCAAAAAGATTATTCAGTAACAATCACAGGGTCTTTTCCTGTTGATATAAGAGTTATTAGAGTTACGGAAGATTCGACAGATTCTTCTTTGATTGATGCTTTTCAGTTTGCTAGTTTTGCAGAAATAATTGACGATGCAAGCACTTATGCAAACTCAGCTTACAACGCAATAAGGCTTGATTCTCAACAGTTTAGTTCCATCCCACGCCGGAAATTCCGTATCCGTGGTATCAAAGTAAGGATTCCGGGCGCTGGTGCTTCAAGTTCAGGGACACCAACTGTTGATTCTGCAACTGGCCGGATAGTGTACCCAACAGGATATATTTTTAACGGCGTCATGGGTTCCGCGGTTTGGTGTTCATGCCCTGCGATGATCTTGCTTGACCTTTTAACAACAGAAAGATATGGCTTTGGAACACATATTGCAGATTCAAACCTTGATTTATTTTCTTTTGTTACCGCATCAAAATTTGCAAATACTCTTGTCGATGACGGTTTTGGAGGACAGGAAGCCAGATTTTCTTGCAACGTAAATATTCAATCTTCCAGTTCTGCATTTGATTTGATAAATGAACTTGCGGGCGTCATGCGTTGTATGCCGATCTGGTCAACGGGCAGTATTTTACTTGCTCAAGATTCCCCCAAGGATTCCTCGTTTCTTTTTTCACTTGCCAATATTTCAAGCGATGGATTCAATTATTCAGGTTCAAGTTTGAAGCAAAGACATTCTGTAATATCTGTCAGTTATTACAATATGGATTCGCAAGATATAGACTACGAAGTTTTTGAAAATACTACACTATCAGCAAAAATTGGAACTGTTGTTAAACAGGTGAAAGGATTTGCGTGTACATCGCGGGGGCAAGCGCAAAGATTGGCAAAGGCAATTGCATTTTCGGAAGCAAATGAATCTGAGCTAGTGACATTTACAACATCAATGGAAGGCGGCTTGATGTGTAGGCCGGGCGCTGTCATCGAGATCAATGATCCAGTTCGCGCAGGCGTAAGGCGTTCAGGAAGATTAAAAAGCGTTACTTCAACAACTGTTGTCACAGTTGACGATACTGAAAATACAGATTTACCAACTACAAACAGCCCGACTCTATCTTTGATTTTGCCTGATGGCACAGTAGAAACAAAGAATATTTCCGATGTCACAAACGGCGTTGTTACTGTTTCTTCGGCATTTTCACAGACCCCAAACGTAAACACGATATATTTAATTCAAAATTCAACAGTTGAATCGCAAAAATTTAGAGTAATAACAGTTGAAGAAACAGATTCAATAAATTATACGATTACAGCGCTTTCTTATATAGATACTAAATATGCGTTTATTGAAGATGGGGCATCTTTACCAACAAGAACAGTTTCAAAATTAAATGAACTTCAGCCCCCACCATCAAACCTTTCAGCAGTTGAGACTATTGTTCCAATTAATAATCAAGCTGTTTCAAAAATCGTCTTAAGTTGGCAACCGATAACAGGCGTTGTTGAATATCAAGTAAATTATCGTTATAACAACGGAAATTTTGTTTCAACAAAAGTTTCAAGTCCTGACTTTGAAATATTAAATAGTCAACTTGGAGTTTATGAATTTCAAGTTTTCAGCTATAACATCAACGCGCAACTTTCTGCAACTTCAAACAATTTAACTTTTAATGCTGTTGGAAAAACAGCACTTCCACAAGACCCGACAGGTTTGACAGTTGAACCTGTTTCAGATCTCTTTGTACGACTACGTTTTGACCCTGCAACGGACATTGACGTGACCCACGGGGGAACTATTTCCGTGCGGCATACGCCGAGCATTGACCCCGCAGTAGCGACTTTTAGTAACTCAACAGAAATTATTCCAAAACTTTCAGGAAATATTAGCGAAACACTTGTCCCCGCTTTAACCGGAACTTACAGTATTAAATTTATTGATGACGGTGGACGCAGATCAGATAATGCCGCAAGAATAATTGTTACTCAACCAGACCCGCAACCAAACCAAATAATACTTACTGAAAGAGAAGATACAGATTCGCCGCCATTTCAAGGAAATAAAACTAATACTTTCTACGATGCGGATTTTGATGGCCTTTTACTAGATGGAACCACATTATGGGATTCAATAACACAAAATATAGATGACTTAGCAAATATAGATTTTGCCGGCCCCATTAATTCAAGCGGTTCTTACGAATTTCAAAATGTAGTTGAAATGGGTGGTATTTTTAATCTTACTTTGAAACGCCGTTTTGTAACTTCTGGACTTTTACCAAATGATCTAATTGATTCAAGAACTGCAAATATTGATACATGGACAGAATTTGACGGTACTCTTGCCGAAGATGTCAACGCCAAATTGTTAGTTGCGACAACGGAATTAGACACGGCAACATCAATAGCCGCCACTTACGAACAAAGCGGGACGACAATAACAATTACAAAATCTTCACATGGTTACGCTGTCGGCGATCAAGTTGTAATTGACTTTACTGCGGGGAGTGCAACTGACGGTAATTATGTAATTCAAACAGTACCAAACGCAAACTCTTTTACAGTTACCGCAAGCGCAAGCGCAACAATATCAAGTGGAACTTCTTGCACATATGGCGCTAATTTCTCACAATTTAATACTTTTGCAAATGGAGAATATAGAGCAAGAGGGTTTAAATTTAAAGTTGAATTGTCATCAAGTGACCCTGCACAAAATATTAATGTTTCTGAACTTGGATACGAAGCCAGTTTAAAGAGAAGAACCGAAACAGTAAATACAGCGATTGCAAGTCAATGCGCAACAACTGGTTCGGCAAAAACAGTAACCTTTGCAAACCCGTTTTTTACTGGCACTGGTTCTTTGGGTGGCTCTACAACAGCTTTTCTACCAACTGTTGGAATAACACTTGAAGGTGCTTCAAGCGGTGATTTCTTCAACATAACTTCGATCACTGGAACACAATTCGTTATTGAAACAAGAAGTAGTAGCGGTTTAAAAGATTTGAGTTTTAAATATACAGCAATCGGGTTTGGTAAAGGTGGTTAAGAAATGCTAGTTGATTTGGTAAATATCGAAAAAATGGGTAGAATAAATTTAAATATTAGTTTATTTTTTATTGTTATTACTTTTGACTTGTAATTAGCTCTAAAAAATATAATTAAATAATCCTCAAATCCATTGGTATAACTAAGAAATGGCCACAGCAGACTATATTATAGCCAACCAATCGGGGGCTGCTTTTAGAACAGACTTAAACAATACGCTTGCTGCGATTGTAAGCAATAATTCAAATTCATCGGAGCCAGCAACAAAATACGCATACCAATGGTGGGCAGATACATCCAACGCAGTAATGAAGATACGAAATTCTGCTAATGATGGATGGATAGAATTATTTCAATTAGATGGAACTTTAACTCTTGAAGATGGAAGTGCATCTGCGCCAGCATTAGCTTTTAGGGATGATTTAGACACAGGAATTTTCAGTTCTGATTCTAATAAGTTAAATATTGCGACCTCTGGTGTTGAAAGAGTGGAATTTGGTGCGGCAACAATTTTTAATGAAGGTGGTGAGGATGTAGATTTTAGAATTGAGGGAAGTTCAGATGGTTCTTTATTTTATCTTGATGCTGGCAATAATCGTATTGGTCTATCTACATCAAGTCCTTCTTCTTTATTACATTTAGACGCATCAGGCGGTGCAGATCAACGATTTACAAGAACTAGTGGTGCGACAAGTGGTAATTTAGGAAGAATTATTTTTGGTAGTACTGATGTTGATAACACTATGTGTGAACTAATCAGTTTTCAAGATGGAGCTACAGATGCAGCAGGGTTTCAAATAAGAGTACAACCAACAGGCGGTTCTTCTCAAAAAAATTATGTAATACATAGTTCTGGTCATCATTTGTTTGGAACAAATTTTACTAAAAGAACTAATTTAAAAGATGGTAATGGTGACGCTGCAACACCAGCGTTCCAGTTTGAAACTGCAAATAGCGATACAAATAAAAATATGTCTTTAGTTTATGGGCGTAATAATTCTAATGGTGCTGAATTTTCTTTTGGTAAACATAGAAGTGCAAGTGTAAATGGTAATACAATAGCTCAAGATGATGACGAAGTCGGTGTCCTTGCATGGTTAGCTAGTGATGGAACGAACTTAAGGCCAGTGGCTTACATTAGAGGAAGGGTAAACGGTTCGATTGCAAGTTCTGACACGCCCGGAATGATCGAATTTGCAACAACTGCTGACGGTGCAAATGTTCCAACTACTCATATGAAGCTTAATAGTATGGGTATGTTAGGTTTAGGCACTACTTCACCGACTTCTAAATTTACAATTCATGGTGTTTTTGAATCACATTCTTTTGATTCAATAGGCGGTAGTGGTGGAAGAAACACAAGTTTAGGTTTGCTTATTGGAAATGCTCATGATGCTGGTAAAACAGCATTAGGCGATGATAGAAATGCAATCATATGGTATGAAAGAGGTTTATCAATCGCTTTTGCAACAAATAATACTGTAAGATTTGGAATTTTATCTGGAGGTAATGTAACTACAACAGGTCAAGCATCTTTCCACAGAAATAATGCTGGAGTTACTATGAGGGCAGGCGATTCTTTTACTGCAACAAGAGATAGTGGAACACCTGTTGAGATAAATAGAACTACTAATGATGGCGGTTTAATAACTTTCTATCAAGATAATTCATCTGAAGGAAGTATTTCCGTAAGTGGTTCATCTGTTAGTTACAACGGAGGTGTTATAACAAGATGGTCACAATTGAAAGGTATTTCAACTACTGATAAATCTGCAAGACCAACAATTTACAGGGGTACAGTTATGAGCAACTTGGATGATATGTGTGTTTGGAGTCATGCTGATAAATATTGGGAAAACGATAATTTATATGTTGATGGAGATACAATACCAAGCGGGAAAAAAGTTGGAGATATAAAACACGCAAAAGGTTCTCTTGAAAGGGCAGCGCATACAGAACAAAATTTACAGTTAAACATGACAAAAATATCAGATACCGAAACTGATAAAGATGTTGCGGGTGTTTTTTGGGGTTGGGATGATGAAGATGATGAGATAGTAAATGATTTTTATATCGCAATGACAGGTGATATGGTTATCAGGGTCGCAGCTTCAACAACTGTTGCAAGAGGTGATTTATTAATTTCAGCTGGTGATGGAACTGCAAAGCCACAGGCTGACGATATTATAAGAAGTTCAACTATTGCAAAAATAACTTCGGCAACAGCCACAGAAACATTTGCTGATGGTAGTAAAGCCTACCCTTGTGTTTTGATGGCTTGTTAATATAATAGGATTACAAATAAAATTATTATGACCACAGCACAAGAACTTTATGACGAAACAAAAACTCGTCTTGATTTAAATATCGCAAAAGCACAAATGTTAGAAAGAGAAATTCAAGAAAAAGTTGCAGAAAAAAATCAACTAATGCAACCAATAATTGAAGATCAGGGTGCATTAAGGCAGCTTGAAAAATTATCTGAAGTTGTAACCGACAATTCAAAAACAGAAATAGTTAATTAAATCATGACCGTAACTTGGAACGTAACAAATCTTAAGAGAATAAAAACTCTTGATAAATTATCAGATGTTATTACTGTTGTACATTGGCAAGCTTCTGATACAGAAACAGTAAACGGTGTAAATTATTCTGGTAGTTTTGAAGGAACTATTGGTCTTGAAAGACCAGAAGAATCTGGTTTTATTGATTTTGATTCTGTAACAGAAGAAAATGCCGTTGCATGGGCTAAAGCTGCATTAGGTTCTGAATATGTTGCATCTGTAGAATCATCAATTGCTGGAATCATTGCTAAGAAAAAAGCACCTGTTACTTCGATGGGTGTACCTTGGTAGAAATTATTGACAGCCCCACATAGAGGGGGGCTAATGCACAGATTCCGCAGAAAGTTATAATAGTAACAGGCACTAATGCCTTTAAAAATGCTTCTCGAATCATGGCTCGTATTTCACAGATATTATCTATTTTAAGTTTTATAATCAGCGCGTCAATGTTGGGCGGAGGTTATTTTGGTTATAAATACCTTACTTCGCCACAGTTTAAAAATCGTATGATGAATGAAGTGTTGGCAAATGTGCAACAGATGATGCCAAAAATGCTTGACAATCAAATACCAAAAAAAACTGGCGGTTCAATTCCTTTACCTATGAAATAATTGGAAATAAAACAAATAAAAATTCCAGATATTTCGACAATTAATTTAAAATATTATATTCCTTCCACAGACGTCTTAAATGTATCTCCGATGTCAATTGACATTCTCGGATGTGTAAAAACTCATCGAGATAGTTCTGTAAAAAATACACAGATAATAGAAGACGACCCAAACGGCGCTTTTTATAGTTGCCCTAATGGAAAAATGCCTTCTTATATTCCAATCCAATATAATCCTAAAAAATTAGAGATTGTAGAGGAACAGCAAAAGTCAAAAACAGATACACCAAAACCACCTGAAGCAACCCAACCTAAAATTCCAAAAGATAAAGAAAAAGAGATTATAACAATACCGCCTTGCCCTGACCCAAAACAACCGCTGCGCGTTGGGTCATATGCTAATTCCCAGAAATTGGAAAAAGTAAAAGCCTTTGAATTAGTGAATGGAGAATGTATCATCATATGGGAGCCAGTTCCATTTCAAGAATCCTATATTCCAGAAGTATCGACCATAATTTCAACCGCCGTGATCGGATTCGTAGCCGCATCCTCGCCCATAATTTTGAACGCTGTAAAGCCGATCATTAAAAAATTAATTACAAGAAAGAAGAAATCATCTTAAATCGTGGGTATGGGGGATTACTTGATTCGGCTTTTTGTCGATATAAATATCGGAGCATAAATTATAAAATTCTGAATTTTTTGAAATTAAAATGCCCTGTTGTTTCAATTTTCCACATTCTTTAATCCTTGCGATAGCCCAATCAAGGCGCTTATTCTCTAATATTTGTTTTTGAATTTTAACTTGAGTTGTTGCGGCGTTTGAACATTGATTTTGAAATTTTCTATCAAGCGGAACTGTAAAATTTAAGCTGAAGCCTGTATTTACTGCAAAGCTATCTTTGTTTGTACCTGAATAATTAATTTGTTCAAATAAAATATTGCCGGGATTGTCGGGAACGCCGTCTTCATCGGCATCTGTCGGGTCGTAGTATGGTGTAGTGTAATAATCCCGAAAAGGCTTACGATAATTTGCGCCAAAAGTGACAAACGGCGAGAATGTCAAAGTCGCACCCTGACAAACTATATTGCCCCCGTACTGATTCGTGGTCATATTGCCCGTCAGCGATTGAATTGCCATATTGGTTACGCTGCCATTATTTGATTGGCTGACAGCGTTTGCAAGCGCTTCTAAAGGCGTTAGAGCTATTGAGAGAAGACAGACGTAGAAATAACTACAGATTCGCTTTCTATTTGCCGAGTTATGGTCGTTATATTTGAAACCCCGCCCGGCCCTCGATAAGATTCTGAATATTGAAAGGCCGCGCCGCTTGTTGGGTTTGTTAATGTAAATACTGGTTTGTTGCTTGTCGATAAGTCTAACCCTGTATAAGTATATTGCTGACCGTTAACCGTTGCTGAAACATCTGTTGTATTTGGCGAAACCCCGCCATCTGTAGAAATCCCTGTTCCTGTAACTGAATATTCATAGGAATTGCCAAAATAATCTGTTGACGTAATCGTTTCAGAAATTGATGTCGTTGTATTTGTCGTAGATGACATCGTTCCGGTAGTAAAATTTGGCGTAACGGGCTGCGCATAACTAGGTATTGCATAAAATAAAAATAAATAAAAAAGTTTTTTCATATTTCATTTTTTACTTAATCCACGCATATAATTATTAGCCCTGTTTGAAAAAATTTTATATAAAACAAAAGAACAAATACAATAAATTATTATTGCAATGATCGCTGAAATTATTGGAAAAATCATCAATCCACAGAAAGCGTTGTTACATATTGTCCTGTTATTGAAGTGCCTGCCCCGCCACCTGTTACCTCGATCACATGATTATCAATTGTTGCTGCCCCATCAGACAAAACGCCTGCCGCTGTAGATGTGATATTTGAAAAATTTGCTACTTCGCCAGTTGTAACGGCAGATGATTCCAATGAATCTCCAGCTAAATATGATTGTTGAAATTGGAAGGTTTCGCCGTCTGTAAGTTGACTAGCTGTAATTGTAGTAAACGCATTTACGCCGTCTGTTACGTCACCAAGGCCGCCAATTAAGCCAGCTGTTGTACCATCAGTTGTTTCTACACCTGAACCAGAAACAGAATAAGAATTTGCCATCCTTTCAACCGCTGTCGCTGCCGATTGAACATCTATTTGTACAGATGACGTTATCGTTGACGTCATATCGGCAAACGCCGCAGATGGAAGCAAAAATAAAATAGGAAGTAATTTTTTCATTTGATACCTACTTTCGAGTTTTTGTTATCTACTATATTAACCTTACCAAGTTTCTTTTTGCCATTTGTAGTCGATTTTACTTGTAGTCCCATATTTGACATCACGGCTGACAATAATCCAGCCGCGAATGTCGTATCAATTTGTCGGGTTGAATTTCCGAAGTACGCAAAAGAAATGACTCCCAAACTCCAAAAAAGTATAATCATCTGGACAAGGTTTGAAAGAATTGAATTACCTTGTTGCGGTTCTTCTTGTTCTACTTCTTTGGCAGTATCTTCAGCCATAAAAAGACCTTTTTGCTAAAACTAGCAAATTTGTCTAGAGTTGAAAAGAATATATTACAAAAACATGATTCGATTTATCAAGCCAATACTGAAGTTCTTCGTCAAATCCAATGCGGTAAAATCTCTCGTTGTTGGATTGCTTGAGGACTATGCAAAGTCTACAGAAACAGACATTGATGACGAAATCGTTAAGTTAGTTAAAGAAAAGTTGTGGCCTGTTACATAACTTTAAGTTATGGTTGGCGT